GCGAAAAAAACATTAGGTTTTTTGTTTTTCGCCATATTCTCAGCATTACGCCGCCGTCGCACGATGGGCAATGTCCCGTCCCCCAATTGAAGTCCGTTTGATTTATGGCGTTTGCGGTTAGATCGCTTTGGTAATAGCCAATATAGTATAAACCGTTTTCTAATGTCAGATCGGTTTTTACCCAGTTCCAACCGTTAGGCGTTGTAATCTCAACCGGTATTGTTTTTACTGGAGCCGATTGGCTCGCGCTATATACGTACAACTCAAATGTTGCTGAGCCGTTTACCTGTATGCCTATTTCGTCGATCTTAACGAGCAATCCGGTTTCGCTTACCGCCTGGTACACGAACCCAACAAAACGGCTTTCGCTTATAATCTTATCGTTTATATAGCCCATCTTGTTTAATATCGGCTCATTAAAAAGCAAATCTTTAACGCCCTCGCTAATTTTAAACTGGGTTATATCCATGCACATTTGCGTTATTGCGGCGTTTCTCTTTTCGGTTAGGTACTGATCTAACGTCCTATCGGGCGGCAATGACTGCTTTATAATGTTCAATTCTAAAGCCGGGTGAAAGTCCTGGTAATAAACGCCGCTTTCGCTTACTGTAAGCGTTTCCGGCAATTCCGGTATGTCGGTTGTGTTATAGTGGTTTCTGAAACCTATTAAATCTTTTAGGCATGTTGTAATTTTTTCCGCTTGTACCATTGTGTAAAATTTTATTTCCCAAATTTATAAAAAAAAGGGGTACCAAATCGGCACCCCTTTTAATTAACGCTTATCGGCTGTTAAGTAGTTTTAAATTCAAACTTCTTAATCGGGCCAGGTCGTGTTGTTACACTTTGGTATGGTGTTACTAAAGCGAAATCTATAGAGATTTGCCATTGCTCAACCATAGTAGCCTTTAAATGCTCCATGCCGGTGCCGTTTAGTGCGCTCATGTCTTTACATGTACTGTAATACATTACGCCAACCTCAAACGGGAACCCGTCTAAATTTGCTTTTTCCCAAAGGGTACCGTCCGTTGTTTCGTTACCCATTTCGGCGTCCACATTTACGCGGCTCAAAATACCGAGTGAACCCTCCGGCATAATGAAACCGGCGGCATTGTTTCCGGCACCTGTTGGTATGCGGTTGGAGAAACGGAAATTAAACGCACCGCCCCCAAACTGATACGCTAAATTTAAGCTGTTGCCCTCGCCCTGGTTAGCCCAGTGGCGCACATAAGCCAAAAGCGGCGTTGATCCTAATACGTGATAGTTAGGAAAATAAAAATCGTCCTGCTGCATAATCACGTCAATGTCGTTGAAAAACAACGCCTGATCTGCGGGCTTAACCTGTAGTGCATCGCCCACAAGTGTATATTTCTTACCAACGCCAACCAATGAGGAGTTGTAATAAGGTGTTTTAGACAATTCCAAACGGGCGTATATAGCCAATTCCATTGCCTTTGTAAACGCCTCTTTTACCATCAACAATTTTTTGTTGAAATCCTGTAAATAGGTTATTTCGTTTTTAGCATACTGGGCTTTTACCATTGAAATGTCAACAACAAGCGTTGTCCAGTCAACCTGTACCATTGCGCTTTCATTCTCATAGGTGCCGATTGTACAGCTACGTTGGTTTTTAACGGTCAATTCGCCCTGTTTGATAACGGGTATATCCAGGTTGCGCCCTTCCGATGCCATCGCCTTTTGGCGTATGTCGTCGTTAATCAATGATAACGGGCTATCCGTCATTTCAATAACTGAGGTTAGTAACCCGCTTTGTGTGTACCTCCACTCGAAAGTGTCAAAACCATTTGGGTAAATTGCCCTAATGTCCTGTTGGTAGGTTTCTAAAAGTCCTGCCATGATTTTTTTTGTTTTAAAAAGTTTTAAATACGTGCCATCTTGTCAACACCGTAATCCGTTCGCGCCTGCATTGTCATGTCGTGCCACTCTTTAGAGTTTTTCTCCACGCCATTTTCAATTAACACGCGTTCCGCTTCTTTGGAAAATTCAACCTTTGTTTTGAACTTGTCCGGATCAAGTATTAATTTTTTTGTTTCTTTTCCGTCGGTTGCCGCTTCTTTTGTTACGCCTGTTTTAGTAGGCTGTGAGCCGCCGCCGCCGGTGTCGCCTGCCAGTATCTCTTTTAGCTGCGTTTTTAGTAATTCCTGGGCTGTTACCGGTTTGAAAAGTTCGTTTAAATATTTCGTGCCGTCCGCTTTATAAAATACAACCTTGCCGTCCTCAATTTTAGCATGCTTTACAATTTCGGCTTTGGTGTTTTCTACAAAGTTATTTACAACCGTTTCAGGAATGCCGGGGGTAAATTTTAAACTCGCTAATCCCGTTGCGAGTTGGGTGCCAACTGCATCTTGCAGCCTTTCACCTTTTAACCCCGTAATTGTTGTATTAAATTCCTCGGCTTTGGCTTCCCATACTCTAACCTCATTATTGTATTTCGCCTGCCAGTCGCCGTTGTCTTTTAGTTTGTTACTAACCTCGGTATATTTCGTTTCTAGTTCTTTTATTTTGTCCTGGGCGGCTTTGTCGCCAATGGGCTTTTCTCTTAACGTTTTTACCTCGGCTGCAATTTCTTTCAAATACTCAACCGTTTTTTTGTCGGCGGGTTTGAATGAGCCAAATATACTATTTAAATCGTTATCAATCCCGTTGTATATTTTACTCGTCGTTTCGGCAATTGATTGATTAACTTTTTCAACTGCAAAGTTATTCAGTGCCTCAGTACCCTCCGGCTGTTGTAGTACGTGCGCTAACACGCCTTTCATTACTGTTGGGTTTTTATTTAGTTCCGCTATTATCGCCTCTAATTCCATAACTAATCTCGTTTTTATGAATTATTTTAAAATTACCTTAATCCTTTTTTGCGCCCCTCGGCTTTTTTTCTGTTGACGGAGCCGGATCAGCAACGGGCGGTGCCGGTGTAATATCCTGCGCATTGGTGCCAGTCGCAACCGGTTCGCTGCCATTCGTTGCCGGTACCTCATTCGCGGCGGCTGTTGCTGCCAACTGTTTTGCCAACGTTTCGTTTTGGGCGTTGCTGTCCGCTAATTGCTTTCTCAGCTTTTCGAGTTCGTTGTCCTTTTCCTCTAACTTTTCGTTTACCGCCTCGCTTACAACTTCAATGTTGTTAGTATTCGCGGCGGCTGTTGCTTTCACGTCTGTTGGATCATGCAAAATTACAACGGCACCTTTTTGGCGTTCTAACTGATCTTTAACGGCGGCATAGGCTTCAACTGTCAATTTGTTTATTACTATGCTATGCTCAAACTCGCTCGTTTGAAAATTTGGTTTGCTCGTGATCACGGCAACGTGGTAAAGATGCTCCTCCGTTGCGTCGATCGTTTCCGGCATTTCTATTGCGCCTTTTGCTTTTGCATCGGCAAAGTTTTTAGCTTCCTGCAACCGGTTCGGGGTTACTTTTGATTGTGTACTCATTTGAATATTTGTTTAAAATTTCACTTATTTTTTTAATTCTTTCGGGCAAAGGTAGTGTTTTTCCGAATGTTGCCAAATCGGCTTGCTCCAGTTCAAAACGATTGATAAATTTAGTCAAATTTACTTTTACTATAAAATCAACCTCATTTATTGCCCCGTTTGTTTTGTACTCTAACGCCTGGGCAAAGCTTTTATAAGGCAAAGGATCAATAAGGCGTATAATTTCCATACGCGTAATTTCGTCGGGGTTGTCTTTGTATTTAGCCGCTATGTACTGCCTAAATATTGCATCTATTTCGCTTTCGGGCATTCCCGATGTAACCGCATCTTTGTATTTCTGCAATATCTTTTCAGCATCAACAACGTAAAAAACGCTGCCATAGTTGGCGAAACATGTAATTTCAATATTACCCAAATAAAACGCCCGTGCCGCCGTTTCTACTAACCAAATGTGTATGTCCTCAAAGACTTCTTTTAAATCCATTAACACGTTGTCCTGGCTTTGAAACGAGCCTTTAACCTGATCGCTGTTTACTGCCTGATCTGTTAAAAGGTTGTTTTTGCCTACAATCTTTAATTGAATGTATTGCTCCAGGCTTTCGAGTTTGTCAGATAGGTATTTAAGCCCCTCAGTACCGGGATCAATGAATTTAAAAATATCGGCTTGGTTGTCCTCGTCGCTTTGTTTGGGCTGTATAATAATGGTTGATCCCATTACTATGTTGCTTTCGTTTTTGCACGATGGGCATGCGGTTGACGGTAAGCGTTTCAGGTTGCCGTCCTCAAAGAATGGCTCCCCCTCTATAAAACCGCCCTGGCATTGCGGGTTGCTGCATTTTTGTTTAGGGCTTTGTATAACTGGAAAAGCGGCGTAATGCTCAGTGTAATATTTGTACACGCTCATTAATTGCCACTCGGTTATTTTACCCAATGCCGATGCAACCGGAGTGCGCCTTTTATAGGCGTTCTTTTTATTCAAAGGCTTGTTTATAAAACAGCGTGCCGGGCAATAGCCAATTTTATGCGCTATTGTTTTCTCCACGGTGTAACGTTGTTGCCTTTTCTCAAATTTGATCACGTTATAATTTTCGTCGTCGTAAAAACAAATATTTGAAACCTCGGCGTTAATGTCGTCGTCCGTTTTATAAAACGCGATGTATTCCATTTTGCCGTCCAGGTTAATTTTTGCGTCGATCACGCGCTCCGCGTCAATGGTTACTATGTATGGCTCGCCATTGTCGTTTTTGTCAATTACAACAATCAAATTTGGTTTGTTTCTCAAAACCTGTTTACCGGTTTCGATAACGTACTGTTGCACGTCGGCGGCTTTAACGAGATCAGCAACTTTTTTGTTCTTTGCCTCGTTGTTTACCTCAAACGAAAAGTAAGTATCTTTTGCCTGGAATACTTTGAAAAGTTCTGTAACAATACCGTTTACCAAATCAACCGCGCCTATTGGGTACTCGATAAAATCCAGTACGCGCCCGTATGCTTTGGGCGGCAACCTGGTTTCGATCTTTTTGCAAAGGTTCCTAAACGATTGATCGTTTTTTAAGTCCTCCTCCTCTTGTGGCTCGGTATAAAGGCGTATTTTTTCCTCATACAATTTTGCTTTGTGCAAATCAACTTTGTACCTCGGTGCCTTTAGTGCCTCTATTATTTGGTCGTTTGTAAATTTCATTGTTCCCGAAAAGGTATTGTTTTTCGTTAAGTGCGTACTCACTTTTTTTGTAGGTTGCGTTTAACCGCAAAAGGTTTAAGGCGTGGGGCGCATCTAAATCGATGTCAACCCCGTCCCTTAACCTTGTAACCTTATAGGTTTTCTTTTCCATTATGACACATTTACTGTTATTGTTTCCTGTGTTGTTCCGTTTTCGTTTTCAGCCTCTAACGTTATGGTAAACGTGCCAGTGGCACCGTTTGGCACCGTTCCGCTAATATTTGAGTAAACCGGATCATAAGTTAAATAATTTGGCAGGTTGTTTTCTATTACCGTAATGTTTTCTGCTAACTCAGCTTTTACAGGAAACCCTCCAGTAAATACATTTGAGTAATCAATTTCAGTAATAATAAATACAGGCACATCGCTTTGTAATGTATTTACAGTAAAACTATTACTTTGTATATACTGCGTCGTACTACCGTTTAAATAACCTCTAACAAAAACAGTGTTAGTTGTGCCACTTTCAAACGCATCGATCATTGTTATATCGGTTAACGTTTGGTTTGGCTGTGTCGGTATAATTGCGTTGCTTGGTGCCACACCGTTTATAAACCATTGTACCCCCGTAACTTGTGCATTTGCAAACGTTTCGCCTTGTGGTGTAACATTCACTTTAAAACTACCACTTGTGTATGTTACATCAAACGGATAAAATGGATTGTTTGGGTTTAGATCAAAGCTAAGCAATAAACCGTTATCGCTTGGCGCGTCGCCTGTATTTCACGCAATATCACGTAACGGGCTAAATCCGCTTTCAGGGCTGATTATGGCTAAATTGTCGTCGTAATCCGGTTTCAAACTAAACTGGAAATTGAAAACGTCTTTTGTGCCAAAACCGTTGTTACCCCTGTCAGATAGGAATACAGACGAAACCGGGAAACCCTCGTAAACACCGTCCGCAACCTCTGAGGCAATTATTTTGTCATTGTTGTTTACAAGGTACACCACTAAGTCAAGTTCACAGCTTAGTGCCTGTATGGCTTTTTTCGTTGCGCTGCTTAGTGATTTAAATACGCCTGTAAAATCTGATGGGTTTTTACCTGTCAACTCAGCCTGTCCGTTTAGCGTTGAGTTATCGCCGCCGCCGTTAGTGATCGCCGCGCCTGGGGTTATGATCGGATCGCCGCCGATCAATGGCGTTGCAACAACGTGTGTGTCCCCGGTTGCTGCAACCAATAATGCCCAATCAGCTTTTTTGGTAATGTCGGACGGGGTTGGCGTTCCTGCTGCGTTGAACTGATAGCCCCCGCGCTGAAATATAAATTTTTGTATTTGCCCAATGTCAGTTGGGCAATCTGTTTTTGGTATCGCCGTTAACTTTGTAGGTTTCGGGCATGCGCATGATCCCATGTTGTTGTTTTTTTAAATTATTAATATTTGCTTCAAATATAGGTATTTTTTAAACCAAAAAAACCGACGTGTTACGGTCGGTTTTCTTTCGGGCAAAAAATAGGTAAAAGGCGAGTTGTTGGAACCCGTCGCAAATATATCAAAATACTATTCGTATAGCTGACAAAATAACTGTATTTTTTTTGTATTTTTTTCGGTTTTCCGGTGTATGAACTTAACAAGCCCTTTATACTCTACACTATCAACTGGGTATTTCTTTTGATTAAATAACCATGTGCGTATAAATCGGCTGTTTTCTATTAAATCTTTTGCCGTATGTAATTCCTCGTCGCCCAGGGCTTCAAATACATTTCTGTATGTCTTTTTTCGTTGAGCGTGGTTTTTTCTCAGGGTGTCAATCTTAAACATCAAATTAACAATTGTTGCTACTAATAGGCATATTACAACCCCCGATAATAAAAGCTGCGTTGTTGAAATTGTTACCATATTTAATTTTCTGTTTGGGGGTTGTCCTCTTTTACTACCTGATCCGCTTTTGCAAATTGCCCTAAAAACGAAAGTGCTAACCCTACGTCCTTACCGGCACGCTCTAACGTCATTGCGTCAAAGTCTTTTTTTACCTGTATTGCATCGGCAATGTGGTTTACTGCCTCCTCGGTGCCTTGTACGGTAACGGTGCATGATTTGCCGTTAACCATAAATTTAAATCTTTCCTGCATTGTTTTAATTTAATATGGGTTATTATCTATATTCCTAACTTCTTTTGCGTAACCTTTTTCTATAAGCCCGAAAATATCAATTTTCATTTTAACCGCCGCAATGACTTCTATAAAATCCCATTGCCTTGCATTTATGTTTAAAAATGATATTATGCCGGAGTTATTGTTTCTATCAACGAACCCCCAACCTATATTTTTATCATAAAATTTAAACTCAAAATTTCTACCCTCAGCCTTTGCGATTTTGTTTACCGGTATTATTTCCTTTTGGTTATATAATATTTCCTCTGTCATTGTATCAATGCCATACAGCAATGGCAACGCCTGCGTATCTCTGTCAACGAATGATAAAATATTTGTATTCGTTACGTCCCTTATCAAATCTAAACCATCGTAATATTGATACGATTTTAAACCGTGCGGTAAATACATGCTTAAATACTGGTAAATTTCTTTTTGTTCCATTCTATAAAAATATTTGCCCTTTTTCTAAAGCGGTTATTTGTAATTGATCAATGTCCGTTGCAACCGAGTCCCGCGCCGCTTTGTTTTTGTAACCAAAGCTTATTGACTGTAATTTTTGATAACGCACTTCAATTATGTACCTGGTTTCGTGCGTACCTATTTCGTCAACTTGTACTCCGGTTTCTTTGTAATGCAGCGTCGCAAATATCGGTGTCTTTTTTAGATCGTTGGTTTCTGCATTGTACAAAACGATATATTTTATTTTTTCGTTAGTAACAAACCATCCTAAAACCTCATAATTAATTGTCTTTTCAAGATCAATATTTAATATTTGGTTCGCTATGCTCTTTGTGATCTTTGAGCGTTTCAGTATTACCTCCATGCCTATGCCTCGTTAAGTTTTAAACCTGCCCTACCTAACACGTCGCCCAGTTCTAAACGGCTTTTTTCGCCAAAGTTTAGCGATGCTTTTAATTGTGTTGCTGTCATTTTTGAAATTTCAAATAATGTCAACTCGGTTGCCGGTATGCGTTCGCCGGTAGCGATGTAGTGGGCGTGTCTTATTGCATTTGCATAAATTTTAATTTAAACAGTGTGTAAATATAATTCCGTATTGTCGTTTTTCCGCTCTAAAGTAATATACCTCCCGCGGCATTGTGTCGTTACCAACGGTTAGTTTTTGATCTCTATATACCAATGCGTGTACCTGATCGTAAAATACCATCGCATGCAGTTGGTAGGGGCTTAAATGCGCACCGTTGTACATAAACATTCGCTCGTAACCCTCGCTGTCAAGTTGTCGCCAATTTTCTGCCATGATTATTTAACCCAATTTAAAATTAACTTTTCTACGTTCCACTCGAATTTAACAATATCGTTTTTAAACTCGGTAAAGGTTTTCTTTTGAATGCCCTCCGGCACCTCGGTATAAATAGTTTCGCCAAACTTATGAAAATACACGCACTCGGCATTATTCAGCATTACAGCGATGTATTTAGCCCCGTTGTTTTCGTTAAACCAAATCTTTACTATTTTAAGGGTTTCCGCTGCCATTATTTTAGGTTTTCAAAGGTTCGTTTTAGCTTAGTAACATGGTACGTTTTAGCCGCCATAACTTTAGTTGCATTCTGCATTAGATCAGGGCGGGTTGTCAGCTTATTGTAAGTTTCTAATTGAAATTTATGTACCTCTGCTAATATCTCGCTAAAACGGCTTTCAAACTCATTTTCTTTAATGCCTAATTTTTTTGTTGCTAAAACTATCATATCAAAATTAATATCGAGTACCGTTTTTATTTCTGCTGTAATGTGTGCCATGATCTTTATTTGCTTAATTGTTACACAAAGATAGTATCTTTTTTTACAACTGCAAACATTTTTTTACTTTTGTATATCTTTTTTTTGCTACAAACAAAAAGCCCCGGCGTAAACCAGGGCTTTGAGTGCAAAAAATTTCAACACACTTAAATAGACACAAACTTTAAACGTCAGCATTGCCGTAAAAAAGAAGTATGCAAATATAGCGTGTTATTGTGTATTTTCCAAATGGGCTATTTGTACGTTACCGGATCGGTTCCGCTCGCTGCAATTGGCTTTCGTTGGTGCAAACTTATTTCAATACCGGCGTTTATAATGATCTCGGTTACTTTTTCAACCAGGTAGCCCAGTAAGTAGGTAAACGCCTCCTCTGACTTGTGGCAATACACAACCCCTTTGCTTTTTAGTATTGCAAATGCCAAATGCCCGCACTCATGGGCGATCGTGCTAACGCTCACGCGGTCGTTTGCAAATGCCAATGCCCAACAACCGTTGTTGGGCGATATATTAAACACAGCCTTTGCGCTATCCCAAAACTCGCGGGGCTTTTCCTTGTGGCAATCAATTTGTTTCAATGCCTTGTAAACAGTATCGGCAATGAGTACGTTAATAACCGTGTCGTAAACTTCAATGTGCAAATCTTTAATTACTTTCATTTCAATAAATTTATTAATATCTATTTCGCCGCCTTTAAGTGCCATATTATTTTTTTTTAGGTTTCCATAGGTAGTAATTAAAGCCAAACAAGCCAATGGCAGCGATTGGCAGCAAACCAAACCAACCGGCATAATAATACAACGCCCACGGTATAGGGCTTAACAGTGCGCCGCCCAGTGCCGTATAAAGTATGTCTTTTGGATCGCTCGCCTCCCCTTTTTTGCTTGCCTGGTATTGGTTTATGCCCCAACCAAATGTTGCACCGGCAATGCCGCCTGTGATCAGGTTTATAATAAAGTACGTGCCTTTGCCGCTGTCCTCGTGTAGCCCTACAATAAAGCACAACACCAATAACGCCATTGCTAACAGATCGGCAACTAAACCGTTGAGCATATTAATATGCCTCTTTGAACTAAAAAACTTTTTCATGTATAATTGATTTAAAATGTTACTATCATAAATTACCGATACATTGTACCACCAATGCCAAAAGCGAAACCTAACGCCTATTAGCGTGCTTTGCTCTATAGTTCTTTTGCGGTATTCAATTGTTGGCAGCAAATATATTTTGTCGTCATAAACATATTTGTTACGCTTTTCGGTATAAAACTTTGCTTTGCTCATACTACAATTTTTCAATTAAATTATATACAATTTACGCCTTAAATTATATAATCGGCGTTTAGCGCATTGATCAGGGCGAAAAAATCAACGTCAACTGGAGCGTTTAAATCAACCTCAAATGTTTGGTAAGGTATCGCCGGTATGTTTAGTTGTACGATCATGGTTTTAGTTGTCAACGGTAACGCCCCCGGCTTCCGGTCGTATGAAATACCACCATACAGCATAACATAAATTGTCTACCTGGTCGTCATGCGTACCGTTAGGGAAATCGCCACACTCGGTAATAAATTCTTTATTCCAACCGCCCTCCACTAATATAACTTTTCCGCTCGCCAAAAATGGTATTGCGTTTTCGGCTCGGTTGTACTTACCTAAACTTACCGGCTTGTTAGGTATCTCACGTGCATTGAAGTTACCAAACTCGAATTTTGATAACATGCTTTTCATATCCTTACCGCTCGCCTTTGGTTCAATAAAAACGTTGCTGCCTGCCTTTTTCCCTTGTGCCTGCGTCCAGGGTTTAAAGTATTTCAGGAACTCATACAGGGCTTTTCTAACGCCGTGCGAGTTCATTATATACAAATTTCCCTGAAAGAAATAACACGCCATTAGTGCGCTCGGATCGTTTTTTGTGTCCTCGGTAAATGCGCCATCAATCCAAAAATCAGGGGCTAATGTCAGCGGGTTAAACGGTAACTCGCTTAGTTTCTTAATTACGAAATATTCCTCTTTGAGCATGTTACCACCCTCAGCACTCGGACGCTGCTGATCCAGAGCGTTAAAACCTATCGGGTTGATCTTTTTACGCAACTCGTATTTTGCCCGGCTGTGTTTGGCTTCCCAAAGTGCCTCCCCTATAAATCTCGGATCGTCTACATCAATGGCACATGGCAGCGGCGGTGTTAATTCTTTTAATGCCGGTAAAGCGATCACAACCCATTGCGCCGCCTCCTCCGCGTCGTAATATTCGCTTTTAGGGTTTAGTATGCGCCCCGCTATGTCGTCCTCATGCCAACGTGTAAACAGCATCAGTTGCACGCCGTTGTTATCTAAACGGGTTAAAAAATCGTCCTGGTAACATTTCCATACCCTGTCCCTGATCGTTTTACTGTTAGCGTCGTTGCGCCCTTTAAATGGATCGTCAATAATACCAATGCTCGCCGCGGTACCGGTTATACCGCCATCAATACCGGCACCCTTGTATATGCCGGTGCCGTCGTTTACCTCGAATATTTCCGTATTGTCTTTGCCCTTAATTTTAGTTTTTGGGAATACCTCGGCATATTGCTCGCGCTTCATTATTCGTGAGGCATCTACAACGAACTCGCCCGCCTTTGTGGCGTTGTATGATAGCATAATAATACGCTCTTTTGGGTTTTTGCCCAGTGCATACGCCGGGAACATGCGGGACGAAATTTCGCTTTTACCGTGTTGAGGCGGCACAAACACCATCAGTTTTTTTATTTCACGCGAAAGCAATTTATCAATGTAATAACAAATTACCTCGTGAAACCACTGCGTACTGTAGTCCTCGTTTATATACTCTATAAACTCGATCAACTGTTTGCGGGCATTCCGGCGGCGGCGCAACTTTAAAGCTTTCAGGTAATCTATTTTTTCGTCGCGTGTCATTTTCTAAGCTTTGCCTCCAGTTGCTGTATTTTCGCGTCGAGTTCGTCGTCCGTGGCGTTTTCCATTTCGTCAACGTTTTTATTTACGTTGATCACAGTTTGAGTATAGCCGCGATCTTTTCCTTTTGTGGTAAGGTACAATTTTATCATTTGGGCATCGGGTGCGTAATGCTTCATTGTCGGCACAATTACCGGCTTTCCTTTTACAATAAAAACTTTGTCCTCCCTGTGAGAATAACCGGCGATCAATTGAAACATTTTACTTTCGGTAAAATCAATTGATATGTTAGTGATCTCGTCAACCTGTTTTTTAAACTCAGGATCGTTTTTTAAGTACTCGTAAAATGCCGTCCTGCCTACCTTTGCGGCTTTGCAGGCATCAGTAACAACGCCCAGGCAGCGGGTTAATGCTGTGATTAGGCGTTTCTTTTTTTCTTCAATTGAGATCGTGCGCGTCGAGGTGTTCGCCTTGTTTGCTTGTTTTGGGGCTTTTTTTTCGCCGCCTATCTCTTTAGCGGTTTGTTTAGTTGCCATAAAGTAAAAATCTTTTTACAAAAATATGCAAAAAAAGGGCAAAAACAATTACGTTTCGCCCTTTGTTAATTTTGCCTTTGGCTATGCCTTTACTGCGTCAATCAAATGCTTTGGTTTTTGTATCATGTTGTCGTGTGGTATATAACTTTTGATCCTAACCTTTAGCCGGGTTCCTGCCTCTATTGAGGAAATAAATAATATGGGATCAATCTCGGCAACTTCGGCTAATTCCTCAGCAAAAAACCGCTGATAATTATATAGTTTCTCTCTTAGTTCAACATTGGCTTTTTCTAAATCTGTAATTGTGTTTTGCAGGTCGTTAAACCCCTCCTCGTTGAACGTTACCGTTGCACCTTTCAATTTATATTCCATTGTTTATTAAACTATAATTATTAATCCGCAATCGTCGCATTTTCGTTCCTGTGCCGCGCCCAAAATAGAATTTATCCTACCTGATACATGCCAATTTTTATGCTTGCATTTAACGCTGTCTTTTTCTTTTTCAGGTTCTACTAAATTTTCATTTTTCATTCTGTATAATCTGTTTTGTTATCCGGTTCTATAAGGCACGCGCCTATTAACGCGTATTTTACCGCCTGGTGCAACGTTGGCAAGTCCTCCCACGTATCAACGTCTAAAATGCCGTTTTTAATATTTTGCACGGCAATGTCAAACCTTTTCAAATCGTTGTTTTGCGGTTGCCCGTGTCCGTGATCAGTGGTAATTTGTATAGAAAAACCCTTATACGTTGCCGTAAAACAACACCTGTTTTTGCCGTTGTATTCCTCTAAAATGTTTTGCTGCTGTATTAGCGCATAGGTGTGGCGGTTGTTTTTGATGTATAATACTTTCATGCCGCTTTACTGTTTTTTAGCTATGTGGGCTTTTAAAAAGGCGTTTTCTTTTTCTAACCACTCTATATAATTTTTCTTATCTAAATTTTCAAAATCTAAATCGGTTAGTTT